TGCTTCCGTTCTATGCCTGCCATATCGGCCACGACTTGGTGGAAATCAGCGTCTCCGGAGTTGTATGCGTCTACAATTTCATCAACTCCAGCTAAATTTTGTAGTTTTGCGTAATGAACTAAAATTCTAGGTTCTTGTTGTGAGTAATCAAATGAACCCCATTTAGTTTTTTCTTCTGGTATAAATATAGATCTAATCATAGGACCTAGTTCAGGATGTCTTGCTGGTATCTGTTGTAAATTTGGATTAGACATAGAGAATCTACCAGTCACAGTTCCGCCTGCATCTGATCTTATTTGATTTATGTCTGCGTGTATTCTACCCTTAACTGCGTGTTTAGTTATTGAATCTATAAATGTAGTATGAGCTTTGTTTATCTCTCTTGCATCAGCAATTAGTTTTGGTAATTCGTGTGGATGATTTTGTAAAAAGTTTTTTGTAAAACTTGGTTCTTTACTTTTTTCTGTTCTATCATATGGAAGTTTTAGTTTATCAAAAGCTTTTGCAATAGATCTAGCTGCGTGTATTTCTACATCAACATCAGTTAAGTCTTTAATTTTACTAACAATTTTAGACTCACGATCCATAAGATTTTTTTTAATCTTAGCTGCTTTTTCTAGATCAACTCTTACACCTTTGAATCTCATATCTACAAGACAAGGAAATAATTTAGTTTCTAAATTAAATACATCCCAAAGTTCTTCTTTGTATAATTCTGTTTCTAATCTCTTCCAAAGTTTAAGTGTAGACTCTGCATCACGTTCTGCATATTGACCTACAAATAATGCAGGCAATCTCCACATATCTTTTTTAGGATCTAAACCATATTCTTTTGCTGCTGCATTTAAAATACTTTCATCTTTACCCATACCTACATAAAATTTAGACAATGTATTTAATTGATAAGACAATCTATTCTCATCAATTAAAGACGCTGCTATCATAGTGTCAACAATTTTACCTTTAATGGTCAGTCCTGCTGACCTTAACCAGCAAATATCGTACATAGCATTGTGAAATATGAAGGTAGTTTCTTCTTGATTACAGATGTCTTTTAGCCAGGAAAGCACCAATTTTTTGTCCATATTACCACCAGACTCGTGGTGTATCGGAAAATAGCCAGACCAGCCCTCTACGGCCACCGCAATGCCTGCAATGTGGCCTTTTCCAGTCACATTACCAGAGCCTAATTCCTTTAAATATGGATCATTAGTCTCTAAATCAATTGCTATTTCTTTTGCGCCTTTAAGATTTTTTAATTCTTCTGGCATCACCCACTCTGTTTCTGGAGTGAATAAAGGTATTTGTGTATTTCTCATTTATAATCTCTTTCCTTCACCATTTCTAGATAATGTATTGCTTTATCTATATCTTCTATACCACCCTTGCTTGAGTGTCTGCATATGTATTTTATAGCGTTGCCCTCCGCAAAAAGCAACTTATTTTTATTTATAAATTCTGCTGGTTGAATTTTCATATACATATAATGAGATCCTCCAACTTGTTTAAATTTCCAATCTTCTTTTATTTTTTTCATATTATAATTACCCCCAATATAAATCCTACAATGAACCAGATTATTTCTTGTCTATAGTATAAGGACCATATTTCCCATTTTTGCTTCCATTTTTTCATAGTATATATGCTCGATCAAAATCTTTTGGATCTAAGACGTGTAATTCACGCTTCGCGCGCGTCGCACCTGTGTAGAATAATCTATGTAATTCATCCGGGTCGTGACTAAACGTTTCTAGCGCTGCATTAGTTATGTCTTGCATCAATAAAACTTTGTCGGCTTCTCCTCCTTTTGCTCCGTGTATTGTTGACATTATGATACGAGGATTTTTATTTATCATCTCACCATTCGCCCTCATATTACGAATGTAAGTTTCCGTCATAGGATCTAATCCTTCGAATGCTTCATACCATACACTGTCTGTAACCAAACCGTGTTCAGCTTTACAATCTCTCATTAGATACTTTGTGTCAGAATGTAATGTCTTACCTTTTTGAAATCCAGGCAATACGTGTGATCCTAGATATTCATATATATTTTTTATTTCTAGATGATTTAGTTGTGCATCTTTACGCCAAGCTTCCCAATTATTTAAAGCCATAAGAAGTTTTAGGGGTATAGAGTTACGTCCCTTGAATTGATAGTACCAACCTTGTATCTCGCACAAATCTTTAGCATCATCTAAAAAATAATTTGCAGAAGATAATACTAACCAATTACCTTTGGACATATCTACTTGTGTAATGTCAGAATATCTTTTTAAGATACCCTCATCATCTCTAGGTTTATAATCTTTATCAAATCTATTCTGTACTTTGTTTATAATGTTTTGTGATAGTTCGTGTATAGGACCACCTGGTATTCTGTAAGATTGATCTAATACTTTAATGTCATTAACTTCTTCTTTTAATGCTATGAAGTGATCTACATCTGCTCCAGCCCATTTAAATATAGCTTGGTCATCGTCACCTGCAATATAAGTTTTTTTTGCTTTAGACCAAATCTTTCTTACCATCTCCCATTGTAACAAAGATAAATCTTGTGCCTCATCTATAAATAATACTTCAAACTTATTATGTTTTTCTTTTGCAATAAAATCTTCTAACAGATCATTAAAATCTTTTAGACCTTTTTCTTTTTTAAATCTTTTTAATTCTTCTGCTAATAAAAATAATGTGTTTCTTTCTATGTCCAATATGTTTTGTCTTGAATCATAGTATTCTAATAGATCCATTCGCTTTACAGCTGCTGTATTTATAATAGTAAGATATTCATTATCACAATTAAATGTACCATCACTGTCAGAAAATCTTGCAGTCTTGATTGGTATGCCACATTTTTCACCAAACTCTTTGTAGTCATCAGCACCTAACATTTTTTCTTTAGTCATACCTAATTGATTAAATGCGTAAGAATGTAATGTTCTAAAGAATGTTAGATCATTTTCTATATCCAAACCAAACTTATCCGCGGCCCTCGTTGCAGCCTCCGTTGCAGCTTTTTTAGTAAAGGAGAAATAACCTATCTGTCTAGGTCTAACGCCTTGCTGTATAAACTGATCGACCAGATTTAAAAGTGTTGTTGTCTTCCCTGTCCCTGGTGGTCCTAGTATTATTGTTTTCATATTTTTTTATTTTACGTATTAGTATGTTGTTATTAAGTTTTAGTTTTTCATTTTCTTTTTGTAATTCCTCTATTTTTAAACGAAACTTTAAGTGCCAATTAACTCCTATCATTAAAAGTTTTCTATTTGATATGGTGTTTTAGATACTGCAGCTTCTGATTGTTTCATTGTTTTTATTTTAATTAGTCTAGGTTGTTGTTTTTTAATACGTACTCTTTCTTCTCCTACAAACTCATCAAGTCTTTTAATTAAGTTACCTGTTTGATTCTTATCTTTCTCCCAATGATTTCGTTTACAAAAATTGTAAAAGTCTTCCATTCTAAAATATGTAAACTCTCTTTTCTCATCAGTAAAAGGTAACTTGTTAAATACGTCATCAATCGTTCTTGCTGATTGTCTATTGGTAGTCCAATCTTGTAATAGTCCTGTAAGTTCATTGATAGGATTTAAAGACTCTAAAGGTTCTACTTCTTGTAGTCCTTGCATCATTGGTTTTAAAAAATGTTGTTTCCAATCTTTTGGTTTAGGTATAGGTACAATTAAGTTTGCTTGATCTAAACACGCTAATGCAAATAAATTTGGACTGTAAAGTTGTTCTGATTTTAATTCTATTCTTTTTTTATCTACATCTAAAAACCATTGTGGTGGTGCTGATGAATACTTTGTAAGACTTCCAAGTACAGGCATTTCTTCTTCTCCAAAACCTACACCAAATCTCTTTGTTCTACATAAACCTGATTGACATACTGCATTGATAGGTGCATCCTTGCATCTATATTTGTCATAACCTTTTCTATTTACAGATTTAATTAATTGTTGAACCTCACTATTACTTAGTGGTGGTTCCATAAATTTCATATTAGCTTTTACAATCTCATCTTCCCAAGTATCTGGTGATGATTGTTTGTAATATACAGCTATGTTAAATAATGCATTGTTCCTGGAACCCTCACCAAAACCTGTTGATGCAAGTTTATTTAAACAAGGTGGACCTCCAGGAAATGCTTCTTCTATTTTTTTCTTTTCCGTTTTAATTTGTTCCACCTGATCTTTTCGCAAAGAAAACTTATCATAGAGCTGATAAAATTCTTCAAGTGTACAACCGGAGCCATTATCGTTGATAGCATAGCGCAAGCCTTTCATATCATTGTAGTAGGGTAAGTTTAAAAAGTTCCCAGTGTCCCCACGATCCACTAGAATTTCTGTTTGTTTGGGAAATATTTCTGAACCTTCATAACCAAGTATGATGGCCATCTCTTTTAATTTTGATTGCATCAATGATGCAGGAATGTTTTCTTTAGTAAATAAAAATACGTGAGCACCACCTGATTTA